GGAAAAAGGATAACCCATGAAACACCTAACCCTCCTTTGTTTCTTCCTGGGAATAATAATATTGTTAATGCCCTACGTGGTTTATAGGGCGGTAAAAGAGATTTATGAACATAAGTAAACGACAACGCAGACTGGAAGCGCAGCGCCTTCTAAAACAGCCTGAGACGAAGTTTGAGCAGATCGATTTGTCTGATTTCTCTTTCGTCCCGGAAGGCATGACACAGGCTTTCAGGAACAACCGGTACACGGTGATGATATACGCTAACGCCAGAACAACCCATGGACGGGTAACGCAGGTGCTGATTCAAAACCATCTTGATGAGCCAATCAAAAATCACTGGTCGGAAATTCAGCGGATAAAAAATGAACTGTTTGGTAAGGAGGCTACCGCCATTGAATATTTTCCGGCTGAAAGCGAACTGATAGATCAGCATAACATCTATTGGATATTCATATTCCCGGATGGGGTAGTGCCGAAACTAATACTTTAACCCTACAACAGTAAATAATGGAAAAGAATTACCCGATAGGAGGATATGCGCCGGGCAATTATTATTGCACGTGCGCAACATGTAAGGCTCAATTTCAAGGCGACAAGATGGCCGTTCAGTGTGAGCCATGTGCAGTGTCTGCCAAAGAGCGGTTTGATAAACTTGATCCAAATGAGCAAGATTTGTTGATTAAGCGAAACGCAAGGATAGCCAATTTTATGTTTAGCGGGCCCTTGTCACCTGAAAGAGAATTGATTTATCGCATTGTTGAACAATGGGGCAACGCCATCGAAATGCCAAAGATGGAAGGCTGGTTGAAAGAGTACGCAAAGGGGGCTTCTGCCGGGGCGGTGTGGGTGAAGGCGAGCGAGCAGTTGCCTGGATTATCCATGCGAGTAAAATGGCGCTCATTGGATGATGAGTGGTTTGGCCTTACTTCTACGTTTCTCATGGAAATGAGTATTACTGCTCTTGAAAAATATGAATGGCTCGACGAATCCGCCGCGCAAGACGACTGGATCAGCGTCGATGAACGGTTGCCAGAGATCAGCGAATACGTAATGGTTCACAACATAGAAGGCGCAACGCTGGTAGGTAGACTGATGAGCAACGGATGGGTTGCCATGTTCGCAGATGGTGAGAAACTTATGGGGAACCTGACTGCTACCCACTGGCGCCCATTACCCTCACCACCTAAACCGAAGAAATAATGGACTCTATCAAACTATCTGACATGATCAAAGTCTCTGACCGCCTGCCTGAGAAGGGAACCAGATGCCTTATATACAGCACGGTAGGAGGATTCACCGTTACGACGTTCACTGACCGGAACCTCACCTACGGCTACCATTACAAGACCGCCTGGTTCACCAAGTCCGGGCGGCAGATGAGTAAGAACACGATAACTCACTGGGTGGGGTTGGAGAAATGAATAATCCAGATATATGAGTAAAGCCGAACCAAAACAACTGGGGAGCCTGGGTATATCAGAACACTTCAGGCGCAAAAGGAGCAAGGTCATTTACAGGACAATGACCCACATGGAGTCCCAGCGGTGGACTGCTCAAACTAAAAGGCATTGTCTCAATTTGGAGACGAATAAGGCCGAGTATTTATTTTGTAAAGAGGAGGTGTTTCCCGTGGAACTAAATATAGAAAGTTCAGAATAAATTGAAAATAAGTAACTTTGAATCAGATTTAAACGGTTCAAAATTAATGGCTACAGGACGACCAGGCCCAGGGAGGCCAAGGAAAGCAGATGAGGAAAGGGTAAGGGACTTATCCCTCAAGGCAATTGTTGCCCATTATGGTTCAGAAGAAGCGGGGTTTAAATCCCTTTTGGAGTCAAGGGAGCCGTCGCTTGTAAAGTTTGTTTTCGAGCACGCCTATGGTAAGCCCCGTGATAAGGTCGATCTTGATCTCGATGGGAAAGTGACCGGCCCCGCCGTAATCCTCCAAATGCCAGCTGGCGCCAACATAAGCCTGCCAGACAATACCGAAGAACCCGACAACCTGGAAGATGAAGGAAGTCCAACTGTTCAAGAATGAAAAAAGCCCGTTGTACTGGGCTAACCTTACGGCTACTGATAAGATAGTAGTCAACCAGGGCGGGACATCCAGCGGCAAGACCGAAGCGATAATGCGCGTCCTGTTCACGATTGCCATTATCCGACGGGGTTATGTAATAACGGTTACAACGAATACGGTACCCAAACTAAAGGAAGATGCTCTCCGCATCGCTAAAAACATAGCTAAAATACCTGAGATCAAATTATTTATCAAAGATTACAATAGTACCGACCGAACCTACACTTTCAACAATGACAGCATAATTGAGTTCAAGAGCTTCGAGGATGAAGAAGAAGCAAAGGGAGGGAAGCGCCATATACTCTACATCAACGAGGCTACCCGTATTCCTTACGCGATATTCTACCAAGCTGACCTGCGTACCAAAGTGAGAACCTTCATGGATTATAATCCGACGTCCGAGTTTTGGGTGCATGACAAGGTAATCAATTGCCCGACCGGCCCGAAAGGTAAGGAGTTCGATAGTGTCAAGGTTATCCGCAGCTGGCATGAACATAACCCATACTTAACGCAGGCGGAACACGACCGCATCGAGCGGATCGGGGATAAGGATCTGTTCAAGGTGTACGCACGGGGATTGACCGGGAAGCTACGAGGGACAATATACACATGGGATGAGGTCGAGGCTTTCCCGTGGACAGATGGGGTGATCTGGTATGTTGACTGGGGGTATAGTGAGAAAGAGACGGCAGATCCAACAGCGTCGGGTCGCATTGCATATAAACCGGATGATAGTATTTACGACTATGTGATAGATGAACTTTGTTATGCACGGGGTTTGGCGCCCGAGGTGCTTGCAGATATGATCTGGAAAGCTGGTTATAAGACAGGACAGCCTTGTTATTGCGATCATTCCCCCGAAGGCATCAGAACACTCAGGTTAAAAGGGATCGCCGCATTTCCGTTCACAAAAGGACCTGGGAGTATTATTGCCGGGGTTCTATTTATGAGAAACAAAAAGATAGCCTATACTTCACGAAGCGAAAACATCAGGACAGAAGTGCGCAAATATAAATTCCTTGAGATTGAAGGCATTGTCACCAATACCCCTATTGACGAGTTCAACCACCACATGGATGGGACAAGGGGGGCATGTCATACACACCACCTTGTAACAGGTAGATAATTTTCAAATAAATTTGAAAGTTCAGGAAATAATGTAACTTAGCTATTCCGACATACACAGCGGGGTAGTGAGTATGTTGGCATTCGTCAACTAAAGAGCGTCGTTCTGGCTACCCCCGGGATGGCGCTTTCTTTTTATATGAGAAATAAGGTAGCAAAAACATTACGCAGACAAGCCGAAGCATTGACTGTTGGCCAAAGTAAGAAAGTGACAAGGAGAACCTACCGCGGACTGAAAAATGAATTCAAAAAGAAATGACCAGCATCTGCATCCCCCTCAACAACCGCTCAACGCAGAAGAACCTGGAACTAAGGTATTGCCTGCGCAGCATTGAGAAACACCTGCGCGGCGTTGGTGAGGTTTTCATCATTGGCTATTGTCCTGAGTGGGTTAAGAACGTTACTCACATACCGTTCGATGAAGATCCACGCAACCGGTTCAGGGATCGCAATATCATGAACAAGATGCTGGCCGCATGCGAAGATGAGAGAGTGAGTGACAATTTTCTAATGGTGCATGATGATCATTTTCTGCTGAAGGATTATCATGCCGGTGAATTTCCTAACTACCACATGGGGACAATGAATGAAGGACAGGGGCAGTATGGGGAGACTAAGGCGAACACAAAGAGCCTGTTAGTCTTATATCCTGAAATTAAAAACTTTGATTGTCATTGTCCTATAAGGTTCAATAAGCAGTTGTTTTTGCGCTCAGTTGCACATGTCGATTGGTCAAAATGGTACGGCTACTGCCTTAAGACCCTGTACTGTGTGATGAACGGGTTAACAGGCGAGTACATGGACGACCTGAAAATACGGATGCCATTAAAGGCAGACGAGATAAAGCAGGCCATTGTCGGCCGGTCGTGGTTCAGCATTGGTGATCGGTGCTGGACTGAAGGCGGGATGAAAGAAGTATTGCAAACGTTATACCCAAATAAAAGCAAGTATGAGTTATGATGCCAATTGATTTTGAAGGAAGTAATCTAACACTTACTAAGCCTGGCAATATGACGGACGAACAATGCGTCTCTATAAAGGCTTACAAGGATATTGATATTGATGGATTCCCGTTCATCCTTACTGTGTGGCAACCATCAAAAGAGGACATTGAAGCTATCAATGCAGGCAGACCTATATGCGTAAAGACCATAGGAGAAGGGTTTCAGCCAATGGCATTATACACCACTGATGAAAATCATAATGCGAATATATGAGCGATAAAAAAGACTTTAAAAGAGTGGACAGTTCAGACATTCAGGACAAGGGCGAACCGGGGTTGCCGGTGAAGATACCGCTGTCGATTTTGAGGTGGCTTGCTTATTCGATGATATTTGCCGGGTCGCTCGCATTGTGGTATCCTGAATTAGTGGGATGGGATGGATTGGTGGGTACATGTCTTATCCTCGGTCACTTCGCCAGTCAGTTAAATGCGTTAATTAAAAAGTAATCATGACAATCTGCTACAGTTTTGCTTCCAGGTCAAGGCCACAAAGGTTCTTCCAAACGCTCGACAACATCATCGCCATGAGCGCCAGCAATGACTATTTCATTGTCGCGAAGCTGGATGATGACGATATGACCATGAATGACCCATTGGTCAAAGAGAAGCTATTAAGTTACCCAATGGTGATTGTCAAATGGGGGACGAGCAAGAGTAAGATCCATGCGATAAACCGAGACCTGGAAGGTTTCAAATACGATATCCTAATATGCGCCAGCGACGACATGCGGTTTCGTACAATAGGCTTTGATGACATTATCCGAAAGAACATGCCGGCCAGCCTTGATGCATTCATTCACTGTCCTGATGATTATGCCAAGGAGCGGGTATGTACAGTAAGTATCATGGGTAAGCGGTATTATCAGCGTGACGGTTACATCTACCATGAGGATTACTTCTCTATGTGGTGTGATGACGAGGCGACGGAGGTCGCAAAGGCCAGGGGTTGTTATGTGTGGTTGCCTGAAGTAGCAATTGAACACCTCCACTACACAAACGACCGTAAAGCCGTGAAAGATGAACTATACTGGCGCAATGATACCTATAACAAGGACAAGGTGATTTATGAACAACGAAAAGCGAGGGGGTTTGACTTATGATAAAGGGTAAATTGACGATACTGATGCCAACTTTACCAACCAGAAAACATTTTCTCGAAAGACTAGAGGCCACCCTTGCCTATCAGATTCTTGAAAATAATGCCTGTGTAAGAGTTGATACCAACGACGACACTACCATCGATATAGGCACCAAGCGTAACCGCATGATGGCAGCCGTTGAGACTGAGTACATGGCGTTCTTCGATGATGACGATATGCCGGGGCCGAACTATATCAAACATCTGATGGAAGGAATAGCCAAAGGCGTTGACTGCTGTTCGCTGACTGGGATATACACTAAGGACGGGCAGAATCCGACCAAGTTTGTTCACTCCATTCAGTATGATAAGCTGTTCACTGGCGATGACGGAGTGTTTTACCGCCCTCCAATGCACATCAACTGCATGAAAACAGAGCATGCACGTAAAGCTGTTTTCCCCGCGTGGAGGACTAGCGAGGATAGCAAGTGGGCGATGGATCTGATGCATACGGGCGTGCTAAAGACGGAACATATTATCGAAGAAGTTATCTATAATTATTTATTCGTAAGCGATAAAAGATATTGAAATGCTTAAAAAAACAATATCTGTCATTCAAATATTGTTCTGTTCGTCATTTATAACCTGGCTTTTTATCCTTGGCGAATTAAAGTTGGCGTTATTCGCTTTGATATTCTCATCTTGGATAGTCGGTGATTTATTAAAAAACTGGAACAAATGAACGCAATCTCATACTCCCTTTTCGGCTACAACCAGCAACACGAAAATTGTTACGACTTCCGGGCATACCTCCGCGGCCTGCACCTAAACATTCGAATTGCCGAATTGCTTTATCCGGGGTGGCAGGTGGTGGTGATGATTGATCAATCGGTTACTGAAAGTCCATATGTGAATTTATTCTACGAACTGGACAAGGAGCGTAAAATTGATTTATACATCATGCCTACTGCCGAATTGTGCCGCATGATGCTTTACCGGCTTTATCCTATGTTCCTTTACGATAATCCACTCGAAGGATTAAAGTTTCGCTACGACCGCATCATATGCCGCGACACTGACAGCCTCTTGTCCT